GCAATTGATGGTAGTGTTGATCACTATGCAAAGAAAGTAGATTTCTTAAAAGGACCTAAAGTAGTTAAGACGTTTAAATAATATCAATCAATCAAATCAAATTAAATTAAATTATGTCAAACGCAATCGTTAAGAATCTGAACTTTGGTTTGGATGCTAAAGATCAAGTGTTTGCTGGTATTACAAAACTTACACAAGCCGTTAGCTCCACACTTGGAGCTAGTGGTAAGTGTGTTATGTTAGAAGATGCTAATGGCAAACCTGTGATTACAAAAGATGGTGTAACTGTAGCTGAAGCTATAACACTGTTAGATCCTGTAGAAAATATGGGAGCAACACTTTTAAAAGAAGCTGCTAGAAAAACAGTTAAAGAAGCTGGGGACGGTACAACAACTGCTACAATATTAGCTCATGCTATTTTAGAAGAAGCTATAAAAAAAGATAATATAAATACTAGAGATTTAAAACTAGGTATTAACACAGCTGTTGATGCTGCTGTAGAATATTTAGAAACTGTAGCAATACCTGTTAAGGGTGAAATGATTGATCAAGTAGCTACTATCTCTACAAATAACGATCCAGAGCTAGGTAAAATTATAGCCGATGCATTTAGATCTGTTGGTGAACATGGTGTAGTAATGATGGAAACAACAGAAATGTCAGAGACAAGCTTTGAAGTTATTGATGGTATACAGTACGATAAAGGATTAAAAAATATACATTTTGTAACTAATCAAGATATTAAAACAGCTGAACTAGATAATCCATTAGTTTTATTAGTTGAATCACAGATAGATAATATTAGAAAAATACAAAGTGTACTAGAATATGTTATTAAAAATAACAAGTCTTTATTAATTATAGGTGATGCAGAACCACAAGTAATGTCTGCATTAGCTATGAATAAAATTAAAGGCAATATAAAAGTTAATATAATTGATGCACCTACATACGGTATTAGTAAAAAAGAAACACTACGTGATCTTGCTTTGCTTACAGGAGCTACAATTATAAATGAAGACTTAGGAGATGATATAGATTTAATACAACCAGAACAGTTAGGTCAATGTTTAAAGTCTGTATCTAGTGAAGCAGAAACAATTATACAAGTAGGTGAAACAACTCAAGAAGTAAAAGATTTAATTAATGAAATTAAAAATACTATTGCTGAAACTAAAATACCTGCTATTATAGTTAAAAATGAAAAAAGATTAGCTAGACTATCTGGTAAAGTTGCTATTGTTCAAGTAGGTGCTAATTCAGAAATTGAATTACAAGAAAAACGAGATAGAATAGAAGACGCTATATGTGCTACTAAAGCAGCAATTAAACAAGGTATTGTACCTGGTGGTGGTGTTGCATTATTAAATGCTTCTAAATTATTTCCACATAGTGAAGGTCAAAAAGTTTTATATGCAGCGATTCAAGCTCCGTTTAAAACAATTCTAAGTAATGCTGGTATCACAGATTACCAAGCACCAAAAGAATTGGGAGATGGAATTAATGTAGTTACAGGAGATATGGTAAATATGGTAGAAAAAGGTATAGTTGATCCTTTGTTAGTAACTAAAAGTGCTTTAAGGAATGCTGCTTCGGTAGCAACAACTATTCTTTCTACTGATTGTGTAATTAATAATTTAAGAATTAATGAAAGCAATAGGTAGAAATTTACTAGTCAATATGACAAGAGTAGGAGTGTCTGAAACAAAAGGAGGATTACTACTAGGAGAAAAACAAAGAGAAGATATAAGATATACTGAAGGAACTGTATTATCAGTTGGATCAGATGTTGTAGGTATTAATGAAAATGATCTTATATATTTCGATAAAAATAATTCACATCAAATCTTAATAGGACAAGAATTATACAATGTAGTTCGCATGGATCACGTTGTTGTTGTGTTATGAGACTAGAGCCAAAAGATGTTAGATCATCTAATCTATTAAAACATTATCGTATTATTAGAAAGTGGGCTTGCAAAAATTACAATTTAAACGATGCGGATTTAGAATTACTAATATACTTCGATTGCATGGATCTTTTTACAAGAGAAGATTTTAAAATCGGTACATATTCTTATAGTTGGGACAACAGACGCTGGAACAGATTACTTAAAGAAGATTGGATAACGGTTTGGAGAAAACATAACCGCACAACTCAAAAGTACAATATCTATAAAGTTTCCTTCAAGTGTAAACAACTTATAAGTCGGATGTACCGTATTATGCTAGGCGAAGAAGATATACCTACATCATTACATCGTAATAAAATAATGAAAGGTAAAACCTATATGGATAAAGTAATGATAACATCCATAGAACACGTTAATAAAGATAAAAATAGATAATCATGGCAAAAAAAGAAAAGAAAGTAGAAAAAAAAGACTATTCTAAGCTTGACAAAAAAATCGATGCTTTAAAAAGTATTATTAAGAAGTTAGAAGAAAAGAAAAAATGATAAATCCTATCAACCCTAATAAGTTCATTAGCTTTAAGGATCAACAGTCTATGGGTCAATTAAACGATCCTCTTCAGACTGAACAAAACTTCTTAGCTAATAGAATGTCACAACCAGTTCCTGTGCCAGAGGTTCAATCACCTATGATGCAGCAAAAGAAAGGTAAAATGCAAACTGTACAGAATGATCCTAAGTTACAAAAGGGCAGTGATGCTAGTTATGGCATAAGTGGCTATGTTAATACTGAAAAAGAATACAAACAAGCTTTGCAGGAAAAAAATCATCCTAATGTTTATAGCTCTCCAGCTAAACAAACTGACTATCCCCATGCTGATACAAATAAAGGTAGGCCATATGTTGTAAATCAAAGACCTGGAGTTTGGCAACCAGGAACTGAAGACAGAAGTAAAGATACTTTATTTTTGCCAAACAATTTTAGAGGGCAAAAAGGAAAAATGATAGATGAAGATGATTATATGGATAACGCTAAAATAAACAAAGAGGAATATTTTCAAGTAGGCGTACAGGATCTTGAAGATCAAGGTAGAATAAAAATAAGAAAATAATATTATGGCAAAACAACCAGGACAATACGGACAAAACGTAATATGGGAAGCAGGTCTTAAACCTAGTAATTTAGTACCAGGCAACTCAAGATACGGTAGCAACTGCATGAAAATATCTCAAGCTCCAGTACCTTACAGCTCAGGACCAGTTACTAAAAAGGCTCAAGCTAATAATGGTGGTGGTAGAAGACACGTATCTGCAAAGTAAAAACTCACTAAAATGAGTGATAGAATAAGTGAACACATCTCGCTGAAAGAAGGTATTAAATCTCACACAGCTACTAGGTTAAGTATTGACAATACACCTAGAGAATTAGATTTAATTAACATGAAAACTATTGCTGAAGAAGTGTTTGAACCTCTACGTAAATGGGTAGGCGGTCCAATCGCTATAAATAGTTTCTATCGCTCACCCAAATTGAACTCTGCTATTGGCGGAAGCACAACCTCACAACATTGTATAGGATGTGCACTTGATATAGATGATACATACGGTTATAAAACTAATGCAGAAATGTATGAGTACATTAAAAATAACTTAGATTATGATCAGATGATTTGGGAATTTGGAACAGAGGATAATCCAGATTGGGTACATGTAAGTTATGTGTCTGAAGACATTAACAGAAGAAGATGTTTACAAGCTTACAAAGAAAATAAAAAAACAAAATATAGAATAATATAATTATGGCAACACCGTTACTTAAAAAAATGATGAAAGGGCCTAAATGCTGGAAAGGTTATGTAGCAAAAGGTAAAAAGAAATCTCCTAGTGGAAAGAAAAATCCTGATGGAAGTCCAAAAATGGTTAATAACTGTGTTAAAGTAGGTTCTAAAAAGAAAAAATAATGGCTTTTAATCTACCTAACGGACCCTTAGACATGAGAAAGACTACCAAAGGTAAAGGTAGAACTTTTAGAAAAACAGAGGAAGGTGCTGGTATGACTAAAGCAGGAGTAAAAAAATATAGAGCAGAAAACCCAGGTAGTAAATTAAAAACTGCCGTTACTGGTAAAGTAAAACCAGGTAGCAAGGCTGCTAAAAGAAGAAAATCATTCTGCGCAAGATCAAAAGGTTGGACTGGTGAAAGAGGTAAGGCTGCAAGAAGAAGGTGGAAATGTTAAAATAAAAAAAAAAAAATAAAACATTATGATTAGAAATTATTACACTGAAGCATATAAAGGGGGTATTGTACCAACTATAAGTGCTGATAACTTAATAGACGGCACGGCAAAAGTTATAGAAACAGTTGCTCAAGCGGGTGTTGTTAATGCAGCTACGTCTAAAACATTTGTTCTAACTAACCTTAATTTAATTATAAAAAGAGGTATGTACATGACAGCTCTTGCTGGATCTGGAGGTGTACCTGCTGTTTCAATTAATGATAACGTTATTGTTGAATCAGTTGTTTACGGAGCTACAACAACAACAGTTACTCTTAATAAACCTGTTCAAACTGCAGCTGCTCAAGCTTTAACTTTTTTTAGTATAGCTCAAAGCTCGTGGAAAGAATATAATTTATATATAGGCACTTCGCCTGCATCTTCTACTATATCAGTTTTAACTTCTTCAAATCAAGAATTAACATTTGTTAACCCTGCTGCTGGATTTGTATTACCAGTATCGGTTGTTCAAGTAACTGCTGTTTCAGGTGGATTAACTAACTTAATAGCATTAGACTAATGGAACCATCAAGAAAAGATATTAGAAAAGCAAATAAAGGTTTACGTCAAGCCAGAAGAGAAAGAGCTAGAGGTGTAAAAGAACAAGGTCAAGAAAACTATAGCTATGATGGCTATGAAAAAGGTAGATATAATAAAAAGGGTGATGATATAGAATATGGTAAAACAAAAAGATATTCTAAAAAAAATCCACCATTACAAAAGAAAGCGCCTTTTTACAAAACAGGATTTATGGGTATTAACCCCGATCATAAAGGTTATTGTACACCAATGACAAAAGCAACGTGCACTCCTCCTAGAAAAGCATTAGCTAAAAGACTAAAACCTGGAGGAGACTTATATAAAGGAAAAAAATAAAAAAAATTATATTATGCCAAACATTAGCAAGAAAACAGCTTACGACGTAAAGGAAGCTAGCAACCAGTCGCTATCAAAAAGCGCAAGAAAACATTACGCAGAAAATGCACAAGCAGGTTCTAAATCAGATTCAAAAAAAGGTTCTTGGATCTCTAAACACTTTAAACATTAATTATGGGATTTTCAATGAACAGACCTAATATGAGTATATCATATGGAGGTGAATCGAACAAACAACAAAAGAGTAACTTGATGAAAGATAATCCAGTTGCTAAACACGCGTCAGCAATGAACATGTATGGTAAACATGATAGTCCTGCTAAAGCTTATGGAGGTAAAAAAAATCCTATACACCAAGCTAAACCTGATTACATTGATTTAGATGGTGATGGTGATACTAATGAGCCTATGAAAAAAGCAGCTAAAGAAAAAGGAGGATCACCTGCGACTAAAAAAGGATGTTTTAGTGGTGGTAAAAAATATAAGAAATAATGGGAAAATCAGGAACAACTAAATATCCAAAAATGTTCAACTTAGGATCTCCTTTTAAATTAGATCCTAATAAACGAATGGATAAGCTATCAGCTAAGCATAAAGAACTTTATGATCGTTATGAAATGGGTCAAACTAGTGAAGCAGAGGAGCAAAAAATGTACAAGCTAGAAGATAAAATGGATAGAGTAGGTAAAAGAATAAAGAAAAAAGAATCACCTGCTTCTATGATGGACAAACCCACGGCTAAACCTAAAATGGGTATGAAAGCTGAAATGCGTAAACTACCTAGAAAAAAAGTAAAATAATAAATAAATACAAACTAACCAATTAACAAACTAAAAATTAAAAACATGGCAAAATTTATTTCTATCAATGTAATTGATAACACAAACAGTGGTGTTGCAGGAGCTTCTCAATTTGGAGAAGGGGAACACCTAATCAATGTAGACAAAATCATTGAAATCACACAAACAGACGTAAGTACTTTAACAGTATTATTAGATTCACCAGTAGGTGCTGCTGATATTGTAACATTAGTTGCTTCTATTAAAGATTCAGGAGCTGCTGTAGGAGCTGGAAACATTCCAGTAACTCCAATTGGAGCACCTTTAAAAGAGGCTTTCAACTATTCACTTACTGCTAACCCAGGAGGTGTTAAGTCTAAATGTATTTTAGGATTTGATCAAGCTACTCCTAAAAACAGAATGTACTGGAGATCATTCGTACAAGCGTAATGAATAGAGGCTTAGGTGATAAAATAGAGTCTTTCACTAAAGCAACTGGTATTAAGAAAGTTGTTGATGCAGTGTCACAGGGTTTAAACATACCCTGTGGCTGCCAACAGCGTAAAGACAAATTAAATAAAATGTTTCCTGGAAAATAATGGCATTTAAACTAAACAACCCTCCGTATACTTATGACAGTACACCAATCTACAATGTAAACATGGAAGAAGGTGTGTTAGGTAAAGCCAATAATAATGGAACAATTATTATAAATAAAGATATTAAAGATCCTAAACAAATACAAGATGTTGTAAATCACGAGAATATTCACATCGATCAAATGAAACGAGGTGATTTAGACTATGACGATAACAATGTGTATTGGAAAGGAAAAAAATATTCACGATCTAAAATGCAAGAAGGCGCTAAAAACCTTCCGTGGGAAAAAGAAGCTTATGCCAAATCCTAAGAAAAAATTTAAAGACACAACAGTAGGTAAACTATTGTTTGGTGCCGCATCATTAGTTAATCCTGCTTTAGGTAGTGTACTAAGTGGTGTAACTTCACCTGCTGAGGCTATTGCTGCTATCGGTAAATCTGATGTAAGTGGTGAAGATAAAATAAAATTACAACAACTTATATTCGAACAACAAAATAAAGAAATGGAAGCCGTCACTTCAAGGTGGCAAGCCGATTCAATATCAGATTCATGGCTTTCTAAAAATGTACGCCCATTAGTTTTAGTGTGGTGTATTGTTATATTCTCACTAGCTGGAATACTAGATAGTGTTGAATCAATACCGTTTAATATAGGAGTAACCTGGAACGATACATTCGAAAAAGTAATGATGGCAGTAGTTTTAGCTTACTTTGGCGGACGAAGTAGTGAAAAAGTTACAAGTATATTTAAAAAGTAAATAAAACCTGTAATTATATTAATACATTAATAACCAATTAAATTAAATTAAAATGAGTGAAGTAAAATCAATGATTACCAAAGACCAATTAGAAAAGATTCAAGGCTTTCAAAAAGAACTTAATAAGATCTTAAACGAAGTCGGTTTCTTAGAAGCCCAAAAATCCGCAGTATTAGGGAAGTTCCATGAAGAAAACAAAAAGACTGAAGACTTCAAGAAAGAACTAGAAGAAGAATATGGCTCTATCAATATTAATTTAGAAGATGGAACATACGAACCTATTGAAAAAGAAGAGGATAAGAAATAATGTCTTCAATTATTAGAAAGATAAGTATTGGTTCTGACTACAAAACTGATGCTATGCACTACTCGATAGGGCAGTCAGTATATGGTGGTCATACTATATCACATATACTTTCTGATAAAGAAGATAATTCTTATAATATTTTTATCAAAAAACGAGACGAGGTATTGCCATGGAAAAAGTTTAACTGTAACATGGCAATCTCAGTCGAGTATGATTTAGAATATTAGTGAATAGCTTATTTGATTTTATCGTTGAGCCAGTTGGCCAGCGATATTCTAATGATGTAAAAATAGGTGACAAAAGCCTTATAATTAACACAAAGATAGAAAGTTTTAAATCTGTTAATAATATAGCTAAAGTTATTGCTGTTCCTAAAGCTTTTAAAACACCTATTAAAAAAGGTGATTTAATTATGATACATCATAATGTCTTTAGAAGATTTTATGATATGAAAGGCAGGGAAAAAAACAGTAAGTCTTATTTTAAAGACAATATGTATTTTGTTCAACTTGATCAAGTTTATTTATACAAACCTAAAAACAAATGGTTAGCTCTTGGGGATAGATGTTTTCTAGCTCCTATTAAAGATCTTAACGAAGTAGATACAGGTTTAGAGCAAAGACTTATTGGTATAGTCAAATATGGAAATAGCTCATTAGAAGCGCTAGGAATCAACGAAGAAGATTTAGTTGGTTTTAAACCTTTTGGAGAGTTTGAGTTTATTGTCGATGGCAAAAGGCTTTATTGTATGAAATCTAATGATATTGTAATTAAATATGAACGTCAAGGAAACGAAACAGAACATAATCCTCGCTGGGCACAAAGCAGTTGAGGAGTTAATTAAAGTAGCAAAAGAAGCTATTGTAGATTCTGACGACGATATATCTGCTGATAGATTAAAGAACGCTGCTGCAACTAAAAAGTTAGCTATATTTGATGCTTTTGAAATACTTAATCGTATTAAAGAAGAAGAAGATATGTTAAATGAAAAACCAAAAGAAGAAGTTCAAGCTAAAGCTTTTGGAGGTTTTGCAGAAAGAAGATCTAAGTAATGTATAAACAAACATTATATAAAGTAATCGACCATATAAAACCACATGTAATAAGTAGGTTAAACAAATCTAAAAAGTGGGAGTACGGTTATAACAAAGAACATGATGTAATTGTTATATCTAAAACTGGTCAGATAGGTGAGGTTTATGAAATACAAAATCTTAAAATAGCATTACCAAAAGAAAAAGATGTTAACAAGGATTACGACAAGTGGCAAGTACATGAGTATCCTAAGACATTAAAAAAGATTAAAACAATATTTGACTGGAAACAATATCCAGATGATTTTAAAGAAAAATGGTATGGGTATATTGATAGAGAATTTGCTAGGCGTCACGAAGGCTATTGGTTCACTAATAAAGGTAAAGCTACTTATATTACTGGTACTCATTACATGTACCTGCAGTGGTCCAAGATTGATGTTGGGCAAGCAGATTTTAGAGAAGCAAACAGATTATTCTTTATATTCTGGGAAGCTTGTAAAGCAGATAAACGCTGCTACGGAATGTGTTACCTCAAAAACAGACGGTCTGGTTTTTCATTCATGGCATCAGGTGAAACTGTCAACCTTGCCACTATCTCTAGTGATGCTAGATACGGTGTCTTATCAAAGTCTGGGGCTGATGCAAAGAAAATGTTTACCGATAAAATCGTACCAATTTCCGTCAACTATCCGTTTTTCTTCAAGCCAATTCAAGACGGTATGGATAGGCCAAAAACAGAACTTGCATACAGGGTTCCAGCCAGTAGATTTACAAGACGTAAACTAGATAGCAACGAACAGTTAGAAGAATTAGAAGGATTAGATACAACTATTGACTGGAAAAATACTGGAGACAATAGTTATGATGGTGAAAAATTAAAACTACTTGTACATGATGAATCTGGTAAATGGGAAAAGCCTGATAATATATTAAATAACTGGAGAGTTACAAAAACTACGTTAAGATTAGGTAGTAGAATTATTGGTAAGTGTATGATGGGGTCGACCTCAAACGCTTTAGACAAA